TCATCTAGAAGGGCCTTCTTTTCTTCTTCGAGGGTGGAAATATCATGTTGGACTTGAACGAGTTGTCGTTCCGACTCTTGGGTAGTTTTGTCAGATAGTGCGAACGTCTCAATCTGTACCATAATTTGAGACAGATTATTATCAATATGCTTATAGGAAGACCTACTAGATGTAAGATCCATCTTAACTCCATTAAGACGTTGGAGAACTTCATCAATCTTCTCTATCTCTTCTAAGACGGCAGTAATCTGTTCGTCAGCCTTATTTAGTCCTAACCGAATTTCATCAATCTTGGTTTTGTTTTCACTAATGGCCTTTTCTTTATGGTCTACGGCAATATCCTGTTTACAGGTAGGACAACTATCATTATCATGATAGAATGACACTTCTTTCATCAATCTTTCGGAATTACCTTCCATCTTGGCCTTGAACCCGACCAACTTACCATACTTTGTCCTTAGCGCCGAGGTATCAATACCCTGTTCAAGGAGATTATCTCTTTGCTTCTCTAGGTCAGAAATCACTGTTTGCTCGGAAACTAAACTATCTTTTAGTTCTTGTTCTTTCTCTCTCAATTGAGCAAGTTTAGTTTCATTATTTGACTTTAACGACTCTAAGGTCTGTTCAATGTAAGTTTTATTTTCATTTTTACTGGTTAAAGTAATCCTATTCTTTTCTAATCCTTCACGGTTAATTTGTAGTCGGTTCTTGACCACATTAGACATAGCAGAAAAGATTTGAATGTCCAGCAGATCCTCAATAACCGTTCTACGATCACCAGGTGATAACTGCATAAAAGGTACAAACGAAGCTGATCCAAGGATAACAACCTGTGTAAAAGACTTAAAGTTCATCTTTAGAATGTGCTTCTCTAGGTATTCTTGATAATCCTTGGCTGCTGCATCCTGGTTGACCATTTTACCTTCACAATAAATCTCAAAGATATTTGGTTTTGCACCACGAATAATCTTGTACCGTTTGTTAGAAACAGAAAACTCAATCTCCACCTCACAGTTCTTACCGTTGATAGAGTTCACTACATTACCTTTGTTCACCTTACGAAAAGGTTTACCAAACAACACAAAGGTCAAGGCATCCAGAAATGTAGACTTACCCGATCCATTGTGTCCCATGATAAGGGTATTCTTATGTGTGTCTAATTCTATTTCAGTCCAGGAATTACCTGCCGAAAGAAAATTCTTATAGCGAATATTATGGAATGTTATCATACAGTTTCTACCTGTAGTGCATCTTGGTAAACTTCTAACATGAATGATTTCATCTTAGCAGATTCCACCGGCAAAGTCAACCCATCAATATACTTGGAAAGTATTGTGCTGGTATCTTCCGCTTCATCTACTGATTCCATATCTTCATTCTCTAGCAATACGGAAGGATCTTCAACAACGGTAATATCTAAAGGTCCAGCCTTGTAGATTGAGTCAAAGAGAAGGTCAAAGGTATAAGGATTAGACTTGTTTACCACAATCAGTTTGACATAGGTGTTCTTATATTTGGAGAAATCCGTGTTTTGGATCTTTTCCACAATCTCCGGGTTAGCAACATCATCATACTTGGCCAAACGAAACATCTTGTAAGGATTTTGTATAAACTCTATTTCTCTGGTCTCAGTATCAAATACAGAAAATCCTCTGGGGTCGGAATAATCATGCCATGTATATTCGGCAAAGGCACCAATGTATGATACATTACCAATAGTAGAACGATGATGATAATGACCCGAAAAAACTTTATCAAATTTATCAAAAGTAATCCTATCAAGTCCATGATCTGATATTAACCCTCTATGCATAGTAAAACCGTTTAGTTCTAAGTGACCCATAAGAACCTCTGCCCGCGGATGAATAATAACATCCATGGCCACCTCACGATTAGAGTCGGTGATCCAAGGCATAATCTGAATATTAAGTCCGTCTATATTGATTATTTCAGGTAGACCATAGGTACGGATAAACTGATACCGTCCTGCTACAAGTTCATCTAAGGCATTTACTTCGTGTGTATCTTTATAGTAACTATCATGATTTCCCTGAATGATATGTGTTTCAATACCTCTGTCCTCTAATGGGTCGAGGAAGTCCTCTCTACATCTTTTTGCGGATAGGAAGTTAATATATTTCCTACGATCAAAGATGTCTCCAAGGTGTACCACATACCTAATATTATTAGTATCAATATAATTAAAGAACCAGTCGTAACAAAGTTTTTGATAATTATGAAACGCCGGGTTATCATTCCGAACACCTGCGTGTGTATCGGTAATCATAGCAATCTTCGCCATTATCAATCCTCTTTAGTGATCTCTTTATATGTTTCATATTCAGACTGTCTTAACCATCCAAGGTTAATCATTCTTTTCATTATCTTGTCTTTATCATCTTTACTATGAGGAATTGGCTCCACAATTTTATCACAGAACCATTCTATATTTTTATCAATTTCGGATATCACATCATCAATATCGGTCATGACGATCTACGGCGTTTACCAGCAAAGGTAGTCACCGTCCCCATTTCTGTATCATAATCTGTAATAGCCTTATCTATTGCTCTCTTGATTCCCTCAAGGCGCATACGATAGTTGCCACGGACATTTACTCTTTCTTTCTTATCCTGCATTGCTACTAACAACTGCTGAACCTGGAAAGGAACATCAAACTGATTCTCTTCCTTCATCTTCTTCTCCTATAAACTTTTCAAGTCCTTCTTTGGCCGCTTTCCTCTTCTCTTTCTTTTCCGCTTCACGACCTTCAAACTTCTTTATGAACTCGTTTAGGTTATCATACATTGTGGAGGAAATCAAGTGGTTATCATCATGATCTATCATCAAAGCGGCATCCGAGGTATCTAGGACACTTTCTTGAAATTTTTTGTATATAATGTAACGATTTTTTTCTTCTTTACTAATCCTTCTATGAAAGGCATAGTATATGATTTGAGTAAAGTAAGCAAAAGGATTTTGTGAAATGGTAGGATTAAAATTGTCAAAATAAAGGAAACAGTTTTCAATAGCATCAGATACCAACTCATCACGGAATGAGTAGTTCATAAAACGAGGCTTGTGTGATAGATTCTCGGCAATTAAGTAAATACATTTACCAATATATTCGGAAACACGAGGTTTAGATAAACCCTTTTCAGAAGCCTCTTTACATTTTGCTTTATATTCAACAATTTCTGCTAAGAATTTTTCATTATCAACATAGTGATTGCGTTTCTTTTTGGTAATCATATAAACCTCTTTTCAATGATTTAACATTATATACTAAAAAAAGTTTCATGTCAATGGCGGATTTAGCTTGACAAGGTTCCATAAATATGTGTATAATGTGCTCCGCTCCACCACCATGACTTACACCAATATTAACCAAACGCTCACCGTGGAGCGAAGCGACACAAACGCGAAGCGTTTACTTAGTGTTTGCTGTAGGTGAAGGAAACGCCGGTGCAGTAAGCATATTAAGTTTTGCAATCTGCTTTTGAAGGATAGGACCTCTATCAGGCCATTTGATAATAGGTTGGTCGGAATTTTTTGATAGGTTCTGTAGTAAAGGAAGGTAAATCTTCCTAATAGCTTCTAATCTTTTTTTAAGATCCGTAACCTCATCTAAAGTAGGTGCTACTGCTTCGGCAACAATATCATCTTCATTTCCAAAAGTGAATCCGAAATCATCAACTAAATCAGCATCATCTAATGTTAGATATTCGTTAGTGTTTGTTGCCATTAGTGAAATGTCCTTGTGCTAGTTAAAAGTTTATCTAATATTTCTTTAAGTTCTTCCGAATCTGGTTTTTCAGGTTCTTCAACCGATTCTTTTTTAGTTTCTTTTTTACTAAAATAATCCATATTTTTCCAATAATATGCTATCATCTTTTCGGTTATATTACCCATAGTTAAAACATCATCAGAACAAATATAGAAATCTTGTTCTATACATATTGAAGGAAAGACCCATGGCATAAAAGCTATCTGTAAATAATCATCACTGGTAGTAGAAGATATATATACTACTTTTAAAGGATTTAGTAACATATAATCTACTTGATCATTTTCTCCTATTTCAATGACTTCTGATACAATATCATCACCGTTTTTAAGACGAATAAACTTAACTCTATTTTCTTCTATAATCTGTTCCATAATTAATCTTTCATTTGTATCTTATAGATTTTGAATTTGAAGTTTTCTTCGGTATAAGTTTTGATTCTTTCAAAGAAATGTTTAAGGGTAAAGTTTTCTCTGGATTTCCAAGTAAAATCGTCGGCAATGTCAAAGAGAATGGCGGATTGCTTGGTCTCACTAACCCTAAGGCCTCGGCCGATTGATTGTAAATTACGAATCTTGGACTTGGAAGGAGATGCAAAGATGACATTATCCAAGGCCACGATATTAGTACCAGTGCTGAGGACACCAACGGACCCAACAATAATAGCATCACGCTCAGTCTCGACGATTCTTCGGATCTGTTCTCTATCTTCAACATCTGTACCTCCATGTATATAAAAGACCTTGCGACCTTCTTTAACTTTCTTATTTAGCATGTCATATAGGACATCACCGTGCTTCTCTACAAAGTTAAACAGTAGTAGAGTATTACCTTCTAATGATAGAGATAGATTTACAATAAACTTATTTCTAGCAGGATTAGATACAATATAGTCAATCTCTTCTTGATATGATGCCGTTTTCATATACTGACATTCTTCTGGTGAATACTTCAACATAAGGCATTTGATGGTAAGTTCGGCTAGTTGTTTCTTATCCATTAACTCTTTTGATGTAGTTGCCTTGTATACCTGTCCGAACAAACCCATCAATACCCATTCATGAGCCTTGGCACCAGATAATGTACCGGTAACACCAACTCTATATTCGGTTTTGGTACATTTGGTAACTATTTCTGATAAGGCTTTGGCTTGTGCTTGGTGTACCTCATCACATATTACATAATCAAACTGCTGGAAATACTCTTTAGGTAACCTTTGTAATGATTGCCAAGTAGAAATGATTATAGGTTTATCGGAAACTTTATCACGTCCAGAATATACACGATGACAATAGTTCTCCATTTTTTTACCATTCTTTAAAGAATAGTCCTCAAAATCACTATACATTTGTTCCACTAGGGCAGAACGAGGTACTATTAACAATCCTCTTTTACCTTGTTTAAGGAGATAGTTACAGATAAGGTATAATAGTAATGACTTACCAGAACCGGTAGGAGAAAGGATTATTCGCCTTTTGCTTCTTATAGCATGAACGAATGATTGTAATTGGTAATCTCTAGGCGTATGTTTTGGATTTAAACCTTCAACAAAAGACATAGCGTCATTTAGTGAAAATGATGTATCATAAACCTCATCTTCATAGGTATAGGTATAACCTTTTTCAGTTATCCATTTCATTACCTGTGGTGCTAGTCCACGGTATATAATTCTCTTGTTAGCATCAAATAGTCTTAGCCAACCATCCCATAATTTTTGCTTATAAGAAGGAACAAATTGAAATCCAGGTGGACGAAAAGAGAAAGCATCACGCAGTTCCCATGCAACACCTTCATCACATTCAATGTGAATATAGGATTCATCTTTGTTTGTAATTTTAATCATTACCCTTTAAGAACCTTCTATTGTCAATTACACCTCTTAAAGCAAAGTTTCGTCCATTAAGTTCTTTTAGATAAAGGTCACATTGCTCTACAATAAGGTCTTGTAGTTTCTTCTTTAATAGTATTTTGGTGAGTTCTGGATCGTCAGCCAGTCTGGATTCCTGTGCTACTCTTGTGATGATAGCAACACCTTGCCACTGGTTCCATCCATATTTTTGTAAAGTTTCTAACTCTGATTTTCCTTCTATCCATTCACGGCGAAGTTCTTTCATAGTTCTATACTTTTCCTCCAAAGCAAAAGAAGTTTGTTTGTGATGGGAACGAATACGACAATATTTGGAGTGAAGGAAAGATAATTTAAGGAGTTCTAAATCAATGTTTGGATCCTTAAAATCAATATCACAGTCTTTTTCCCACTCATCATTTAACTGGTCAATATTCACCGGCGGCCGTAAATTCATAACAAACTCCTTATTAAGGAATACATTATATCATAATAAAATCAATGTGTCAATTTAATCTTTCAATCTCAAAGATATCGTAACGGAAGGTAAAGTCTGCGGTAGGAATAACATCAGCATCCACTTTTGTATCAAAGTTTACCATACCAATTGATGTTGGATGACAGTTATGGAATTTGATACGAATATTAGATCGGTTGGCGTTTGTGTTTATGGTTAAGAAACCGTCAAAATATAAAGGCGTCATTACATCTTTTGGAGTTTTTCTGGCATATTCATCATATGAAGATGGCCTTGTTAATGATTTCATCCATTTATATGTTTCTTCCCATACACGGAGGTCTTCATCCATTAATGCGGTAACAGTGAACGGTTCAAATACCATTTTATCACCGTGTCTATAAGTTGCGGAGAAAGGAGTAGGAATCATAACTTCTGATGTAGAAACAGAAGGTAGATACACAGTCTGACAAAAATACTTTAAAAAAGGCATATCAGGAATTAAAAAAGTAAACTTGGTACTTTGAAGAATACTAGTATTGTCAGGTGTATTAGACGCAAATGATTCTATAGTCATATAATCCTCCGTCTATTATTTAGGCATAAAAAAAGAGGGGTCGAAACCCCTCTTTTAAGTTTTCCAACTCTAATCTTATAAACGATTAGGTTAGATTTCTTACTTTAAAGATACGATAGTAGATGTTTGTGTCGTTACCAGAATTGGTTGAACGGTCACCAACAGCACCTGTACCAGCTGATGTAGCGAATGGATTAGCAACCATGCCGTAGCGGGTCTTAAATCCAATCTTTGGCTGGAATGTATCCTGGCCGATAGCACGAACCATCTGTAGTGGAACGTATGGGCAGTAGAATAGACCAGCGTCAAATGGTGACTGACCACGGTAACCAACGGTTACTAGCTCGTCGCCGTTTGCTGAACCACCGAAGTAAGGATCGATATAGACCTTAACACGGCCGTGCATAACACCAGCAAATGTGTTGCCAGTATCGTCAACGGTTAGATTTGTTGACATAGCAGGAGCGTAGTCGAGAACACCGGCCATTGCCATAGCAGATGCAACATCTGATGAAACAATGAGGATGTTACCCTTGCCGCGACGGGTTGCCTTGGCGATAGCGTTACACTCACGCTCAATGTGGAAAATAAGACCTTTGAACTTCTCAACTGACCAACGGCCGTTTGAGTCTGTATCAAGATCAAATGTACCAGCGGTTGTTACACCATACTGAGCGCCAACTGTTGCTGAACGGTAAATTGTGCGGATAACCTCACGATTGATTTCAGCAAGAATCTCTGTTGAGAGAATGTTAGCAAGCTCTGTCTCAGCATCAAGACCGTGAATTGCTTTAAGGTCCTGTGCAAGTTCTGTGGTGTATTCTGCTTTTAGCGCACGGCTACGAGCAGTAACAGTGACCTTATCAATTGAGAAGGCCATTTCTGAGAACATGTTGCCAGCAGCATCGCCGAGAGCCTCAGCCTGTGCTGTTGTCATGCCTTTACCAACACCGTAAGCAGAAGCTGTAGCAAGATCAGCAACAGGATTTGTATTAGCAGCATCGCCAGAAACAGCGCCAGCAAGACCAGCAGCTGAGTTCTGTGAAGAGAATGCAGAGTTAGCTTCAAAGAACAATGCTTCGTTTGTTGTACCAGCATTCTGGCCACCCATTGCTGTATAGCGTGAACGCATAGCAAAGATGAGGCCGGTTGGACCGGTCATTGGCTGAACGCCACAAACATCATAAGCAATGAGGTTTGGAAGCGCACGACGAACTAGTGAAATCAAAATTGGATCGTATGAACCAACTGATGTACCAGATCCGAGACCGCCACCAGAGTTGGTAGGAGCAGCTTCGTTAAGTGTGCGGGACTCTTCTGCCATTGCCTTTTCTTGATTTTCAAGGATGACAGCAGTAACCGCACGACGGTATGGGTCTTTAATTTCGTTTAAGCCGTTGTGGTCAAGAACTGGTGACCACTTCTGCTCTAGTTGTTCTGTTAAATACATTTTAGTTTCCTTCTTTCTATGTTTTTTAAGTTAAAATTACTTTGGAAGATTTCTGCCAATTGCCTTAACATAATTTGCCATTGGACCATTTAGATTAGTATCTTCGTTAATCATACCTGGTGCTTTAGCATCGTCAACACGGTCAAGAACTGCATCGGACTTAACGGCAACTGGGAAATAATTCTCCCTTAGTGTTGAAATTTTTTCGACGAACTCATCATCTGATGTATAAGCAACATTTTCAGCAAGAGATTTAAGTTTCTCTGCTTGGGTGCTGGTTAGGCCTTCACAAACATATGAGGTAAGTTCAACTTTACGGGACTCCGAAAGCATAGTTGTTAAAGCAACATTGCGTTCAATTTCTTCGTTAAGTTTTGCTTCTAATTCCTCAACTGTTTGAGAAAGTTCTTCAACTACATGGACTTCCTCTTCAGGAACATCAATGTAATGTTCGGCAAATAGTGTGCGTAGACCAGAGATAAAGTCCTCTGTAAGTTCGCTACGGAGTGCGGACTCAACAGCAACTTCATTCTCTTCAATCCACTGTTCTACAACGTAATTTAAATATTCGTCAACCTGTGATGAAAGTTCCTCTTGAATTTCGGCAATTCTTTCTTCTAAGGTTTCAGCATAAGCCTGCTCAAGTAGGGCAACTTCTTCTTCAAGTTTCGCTTTTACAGCAGATTCAAAAATTGTGGTTGCCTTAGCATGAAATTCTTCTGAAAGGTTTTCACCTTCTAGTAGAGCATTAACATGCTCTTCCATGTTTACTTCGTAAGAAGCAATTGGTGATTCCTCTATCTCTTCTGAAACAAACTCAAAGTTCTCATCAATAGCAGCAAGAATTTCTTCCTCAGAAAGTCCAGCTTCAATGCCTTCATTGATGAAATCGTTAAGTTCATCTGAAAGTTCAATTTCTTCTTCAACTACATCACCTTCAACTTCTTCTTCTTCTGAAACAGCAGCAGGTTGTGATTTAAGACTTTTAACCTTTTCTGCGGCAGTTGATGAACGAGATGACTTTGATGTATCTTTACTTGTTTTAGCAGATGCTTTAGCACCAAGATTATCGGCCGCGACTGATGTTGGTGTAGCACCACCAAGATCGTCAACACCGGAAAATGATGATGTATCTGCGCCACCTGGATTACCGTGACGGCCTTCAACAGATTTTGAACCTGGATGAAGTGTTTTTGCATTGCTTGTTGATGCTGTTGAAGAATCAACAGGATTTGGATTTGATACACCACCAGACAATGAACCTACTGTTGGTATACCTTCTTCCAAAACTTTTCCTTCTAAAACTGCTTTAGCAGCTTCTGTTAATGATGCCATTTGAATGATACTCCTTTTTATCCTAATGTTATTTAGTAATATTAAAGTTTTGAGAAATAATTCTCGAAAATCTTTAGAGCCACTTCTTCGATCTCATATCTGGAAGCCTCTTTAATGAGTTTTTTAGCACGGTCATTATATTGTTCTGTCCAACGACCATTCTCAAAAACCCATTCTTTACCTTCCATAATACCACGAACGAATGCCTCTGGTGCTGATGGGTCGGCCACAACATCTGCTGCTGTTGCTAACTTATAATCGTCTTGTACCTGCTGGTATCCATTGTGTGCCCTAAGAGACCCTACGCCTCTTGTGGAAACACCAAGACTTGCACCGCCGTCTAGTAAGCTCTTAACAATTTTACCGTTAGGAGTATCTAAAATCTTTGCTTTACCAATAAAGTTTGTCCCGTCAGGATGTAATGATGTAATCATGTGAGACACACGGTCTAGGTTTATTTGAGGATTCTCTGGATGACCTAGTTCACCAAATGCTCTATTCTTTTGAATATACTCTCTATTATATCTGTCTGCCTCTTTTGAGAGAACTGACATAGGATATACACGACCGTTACGGTTTTGTTTTTCTGCCTGCATAAAGATGCCGGTGATAAAGTGGTTCTTACCACCTTTACCATCTTCTTCTACCAAGTATTGAATATCTTGAATATCTTCTCTAATAAGTTTCATTTCTTTTTACCTGTGTGGTATATTTAGTATTTATTCTTCCCAGGTTCCCATTTCAGAACCAAATCTACCTAAAGGTCCATTATTTAAAGCACTTTTTACTTTTGAAATTGCGGATCCTGTATCTTTTATAGCAGTTACAATTTTATGTTTTTGATATCCTACTGGAGATGCTTGTTTTAATTTTCCATAAGGATCACTATGACCTCTTGCTTTAAGACGCTTGGCCATATCTGCTATTTTAGCAACTTGCTTTTGTCTATCTTCTGGTGTTTTAGCAGCGGATTTAGAAGCAAGCTTCTTTACTCTAATCTCTGGTTCTATTGTAGGAACCGTACCAGAAGTAGGTTTTTGAGGTACTGAAGGAGGAACAGGTGCTGCTTGTGATTTAGCGGCACTTTTCTTCATGGCGGATCTTTTTGCCTGTTCACGACTAACTCTTTCGGACTGTGCTTTTGCAGCACCTTTAATTGCTTGACCAAGTGCAACAGCGGACTTTTTTGCTCTTTTTTCTAATTCTTCTTGTGAACCAGAACCTACACCTGTATTTGCTTCCGATATTTTTTTCTTTTTGGTTACAACAGGTGTGATATCACTTTTTGCTTTTCTTTCAATTTCTTTTGCTGCCTTTAATGCCTCAAAATAATCAGAAGCTTTCATAAATCCTGCTTTTTTACGGCGTTCAAAATCTTCTCTAGACATACCACCCATTGCTTCATTCATTTGTGCAGCAAGCATACGCTTTTCTTCGTATAATTTTTGTTCCTGTAGTTCTACCATTCTCTCTTCAAAGAGTTCATTGGCAGAAACATAATCTCGGTTGAGGATAGACTCTAGTAATTTAGACATATTAGATTCCGTGAACGTTAAATGAGGTTGGATCGGCAGTCTGACCGTTATCATAATCACGGTTATCTTTCTTAAGGTCGATAAAAATGGTAACTGCATCACCAGAGGCGACACTACCAATATTACTTAAAAGAATATCGCCTGTAGCATTTGCTCCTGTCATTGGAATAGAAGCAGTTAATCCTTGTGGGTCAAAATTGTAATCAAAAACACCGCTACCGATTGTAACAATGTCTGTATTTGAATCTGAATGCCAACCAAGTGCTACACCAAATCCTGATTTGAATTGACCTTGACCAAAAATTCTTCTAATACTATTATGATATGATGTTTTTGGATTAGTATTAGAAACCATAATTTTGTTACTAGTATTCATGGCATACGCCAACTGTGATACATCAACCAAAAGAGTATTGGCAGTTGTTGTCCCATCGAAACGGATAACATATTTTAGCAATGCTCTATTGTGGTTATCGATAACCTTCTGCTCTGTGATTACGTTTGCCATTGTTAGTTCCTAATTGAAAAGTTAAGTAGTTTCTTGAAGGACTCTAGGTCTTCGTTTAACATACCTTCAACAATCTTTTTGTTTTTAGTATTGACCGAGTCATAAACTTCAAGTATTCTTTTTGCCATACTGGTATTTAGTGTAACACTTCTTCCGTTAATTAGAATATCTTTATTTTCAATACCTTCATTTACCATTTTACGAATATCAGACATTTTGTTTTCATTTGCTTGGCGTTTACTTAATGAAGATTGTGCTTCTTTGGCAGCTGCCGTATCAAGTCTAGATTGCTGTATAGGATTAGAAGATGATTTTTTCTCCCAAGAACTATAAGTCTTAGCACCTGGTTTATTTCTTAATAAAGCACCTGATGATCTATCAGTGGTTGATTTTTCTGTTGTCCCACCTGTAAGTGCTGAAACAGCTGCCGCCTTTGTTCCTAAATCTAATGCTTTGCTGGCAATTTTAACAGGTGCTTTGACAACTCTTTTAACAACTTCTTTAGCACCACCAATAATACCTTTACCTGCTGTTGCTGTTTTTAATGATTTTAAAGCACCGGCTCCTACTCCAAGTAATGCGGCATCAACAGCACCACTCTTCAATGCTCCTGCCTTATCACCTTCCTTATATTTCTGATAAGCAGAAGCAAAAGGTACCATAGAAATTGCTGTTTTTACTCCATATGGATCATCATCTTTTTCTTCATTGCGAAGGTTTTCAAGGTTCATTTTAAAGTGTTCATTAACATTGGTATCTTTTGATTTATTATATGCTTTCTTAGCACCCTTATAAGCACCTACAGCACCACCAACAACACCACCAGCGACCATCCCAGGCGCATGGGCGACGGTTCCAAGCATAGCACCTTTACCAGCACCTCTGATACCACCTTTAACACCACCCTTTACGGCATCCCATACAGGACCTTCCTCTAATGTATCATGTGCGATTGCTTCACTCATATTGAGGTTACCAGTTGGACCAAATGGAATTGATAGATACTTATCAACTAACTTTGAATAATAGAGTGCTACAACTTGCTTATCAGGATATGTTCTATATGTAATTCTTCTAAACACTAATACAATAGGCATCTGTGAAGGTGTTGGAATAGAATGAGAAGCAGGCCTGTCTTTATATCTTGAAGATTCCTCAAGCGAAATTTCTTCAGGTATTTCTACCTGACTTAAAAAGTTATTATCATACTCTTCTTTAATCTGCTTGAGCGTTTTCATTATTTAATCCTTATTGAGCAAAATATTCGGAAGCAATTTGTTTTTTGCGTTCCTCAAGTTTTTCTATTGCCTTTTCTTGTAGGGAAGCCATGAAGTTTTCTTTCATAGCGGCAAGATCATTCTCAAGAATGTTCTCAATCGCTTCATTGATAAGGTTATTATTATCCATTTTAGTTTCCTCTTTGAATTGTTGACCGTATTTTGTTTGGCCCTTTTCCCCACCTCTATCCATAATTAGGTCTGGTTTATTACCCAATTTTTTACTTAAACGGGCAGAATGTTTATGATGCTGTTGTATAAAAGGCATCCAAAACTCTTTTACATCTTTCTTTGGTTTATCTACTGATGTTAGTTTCTTGATTGCGGTTGTAACACCCTTCTGTCTTTTGGCCCAAGTCTTGATATCTGGTTTAGATCCTTCAAGAGACTTCTTTCTAGATGTAACAACCTTTTTTATATATGAACCAAGAGTTTCTGCCTTTAATTCATCCAGTCTGTTTTCTCTTACTACACCTAAATCAATTCCACCTACCTGTGGTAAAGAAGCGCCTTTTGTTGTTCTTTCTTCTTCACAGTTCCAACGGCGTAGTGCCTTATTAATGCGTGAATCTGGATCTCTTGCTGTCTTAGCAGATGTTAATCTTTTCTTCATTCCACCCATTCTTGAACAGAACGATTTACGGCGTGATGCTCTTTTACCAGTTGGATTCTTTTCAGTAACGGCAGTTTGTAATTTAGAACCTGGATTCTCTCTCTTATAAGCATTAACCGCCTTCTGTGATAGACCGTCTGTTTTATCTTTACGATTAACTGACTGCCAATCTTCTAGGACATCTGTGCGTAATTTTTTAATTCTTCTATCATGGATATTTTGATCAATCATTTCATACATAGGTCTTTCGGTATATCTTGAATAGACCTGACCTTGTTCTTCTACAGGTACACAATTGGGTACCATCTTATTACCTTTTTTCTTCATACCCTTTTGCTTATAGTTATCCCAACATGCCTCATCAACCGATTCATTAGCAGCAGATTTCCATCCACCACCTTTTGATTTATACCATTTGGAAGCCCAACCATTAGCATAAGCAGAAGGATAAACATCAAACTTTGCTTTTGCTTGAGACTTTGCTCTAGCCCACAACTCAGGATTTGTAGGAACATTTTTTTCTAAAAGTGTTTCTTCGTTGGTATTAACCATAATAGGTTTACCACCTTTTCCTGGTCTATCTGCCACTGGGTCTTCCCTTCTTTTTCTTCTTGCGGATTTCGCTCTTTCATCTTTACTCATTGCTCTGGCGCTGGCCAAAGGCCGACATTTTGGTTTACCTTCACCTTCTTCTCTCGCACAAGGACCTTTAATATTACCTTTAGTGTCGTAGCGAACCCATTTTTCTCTAAACCATTTTCTTAGGTCTTCATTAAACGCATCTTCTTTAACTTCAGTTTTTCTATATGTTTTTGAAGGGGCATCGGATGTTCCTGCTAGATCAGCATCAGGTCCTAATGCCATATTAAACTCTTTTAGGGTTTTGTTTGATAATTCTTTTATATTAGTAGGATCAAAAAAGTTATAACCTAGTTTACTATTATGTAAATCTATATGTTTTTTCTTTATGTTTTTAAGTTTATTACCATTTTCGTCTACATATGCCATAGAATTGGTGTTGATATACTGATCTACATAATTAACACCAGGATCACCAGTAACAAATCCTAAACCTCTAACACCACCTGTAGAAGATTCCTCTTTCATTTGAACTTTAGTTTTCACAGCTTTATTTAACATTTTATAATAATCTGGTCTTTCGGAAATATGGTCTCTTGCTACCTCTTCTGCCTTTGCTTGATCGGTGTTATGTTCTTTTTCGTGTTTAGCACCATCAGCAACCAATTGACGAACTCTTGCTAAAGAAAGTTTAAACTTCTTAGCAATAGCGGCGTTTCCTGGTGTTTTAACATCGGTATCTTTAAGAGACAATGTAATATATCCTTAATATATCTATTATTTAGTTTCCAATGGTATTAGTATACCATTTTCATTTAAATGAGTTACCTTACCTTCGGTGTTGGCATATTTACCATTACCAACATATGTAAGACCTAACTCTACCGCTTCTTTGACCGCGGTCTTTTTCTTAACTTTTTCTAATTCAATTTTCTTATCTAACATAGACTGTTCATGACCCTTATTGATCATGTCTTTTTCGTCTCGGTTTGGATCTTGTGTTAATTGCCGAATCTTATCTTGAACAACGGCCTGCTGAATCTGTTGCTGACTTTGTAATGCCATCTGATCCTGTTGTTGCTGCGCTGCCTGCTGTTGCTGATCAATTGCTTGTTGCTGTTGGAACTGAGCCATAACCTGTGCCTCTTGTTCCATTTGAACATTTATTTCTTCAATATCATCATCTGTCTGTTGTAGAATATTTTTACGAACCCAGAGTTGACTGAAATACTTACCAACAAATGGATCAATCTGTGTTAAAATAGAAACTCTATTAAGTAGTAATTCCGATTCTTTAAGCTCTTCAAAGTTGTTATCTTTCTTAAAGTCATACCAAATATCTTCTTTGAACTCTCTCCATTCTTCATCGGTACAAACTTTTTTAAGGACAAGTTGGACCCGAAGCATATCATCAAAGAGAGTGGCAAACTTATTACGGAGTCTGCCGATAAACTTATTAAACTTAATTTCGTCTCTGGTAATTTCTGTAGAACGACCAAGAGAAAAACCTTGCTGTGGTTCTAGACGACCAACAGGAACATTAAGTGACTTATAAAGTTTGGTTTGGAAATACTTAACATCTTCCAACTCACCAAGGTTTCTGGCGCCTTCTAGTGTAGAGATTTCGGTACCTTTGGAACCTTCACGGCGTGGTAACCAAAAATCTTCCAACATTGATAGATGTTTACGGTCATCTTTGATTTCACCAGTATTGGAATCATAAACTAACTTGTTACGATACTTAACCATAATATCACGGACATATTGTTCCGCCTTAATGGTTGGCATATTACCAACATCAATGTAGAATACACGGCGTTCTGGTGCTCTGGAGAGACGATAGATAACGGTGGCATCTTCAACCATTCTTAGATTGTTAAATGGTTTAATTGCCTTATGAAGATATGATAGCACCATGGTCTGTTTTGGATCCATGATACCTGAATTGATATTGACAATTGAATCAACGGCAATCTTGGAACCTAAATTGGTACCAGCACCGACCATACCCTTCTCATTATAGAGATAGTATTCAATCTGTCTTTTGATTAGTTCAACTCCTGTATTAGGATCACGCATCTTTTGGATTTCGCGGATCTTTCTAATACGGCGAGGGTCAATATATTTCACCTCTACGATACCGTTTTGAGGAAGTGTTTCGTCAATTACGACATGATAGAAGAGACGGCCATCAATATACCATCTACGAAAGATTTCATGGCCCATATTACCAAAGTTGAGTAGTTTTAGAATATACTCAAATTCTGCTTCAATTCTTTTCTTAATAGGTTCTGGAACTTTAAGTTCATCTGTATTGATTTCAATAGATTGTCCAGAATCCTCCATAACAATTGCTTCATTAACAATTTCGTCTAGTGCCGATTCCATTTCTGGTTGAATAGCAAGTTCACGGTACTTTGTGATTAACTGAGTTTCGTTACGGAAAGTACCATCTAGATCAACATATGTACCATAATATCCAGCACCAGCAACAGTAACAGCACCGTCCTCGTTCTGAGGAAGTGTGAATGTTTTATTCTTTAACTGTTCCGGTTGTTGATCTGATTTATCATTACCAATTTGAAATCCAAAAATTCTCACTATATAATCCTTTGTCTAGACGAGATTCCATGGGAGAGAACCCCCATGGAATATGAACTATTTAGGTCATGAATTAAACGATAGGGCCAATACCGACACTATCGGTTGTGTCTGATTCCCACCACTGATATGCCCAGGTTACTGCGAACTCTTCAATCTGATCGCCCATACCCCAATCAAGATCAATTGGAGCAACATCGATTGGGAACAAACCAACGAATCTATAGGCTTTAATAGGAACCGCTAGACCAGTTGGAGCACCAGCAACAGGAGGGTTGCCGCCGCTCTTGCTATACTGATAAACCCAAGCATCTGTTGTATATGATGCCGCAGTTGTTAGTGCCGCAGCTCTACGGTTATTAACATGAGAATTGATTCCGCTCATCCAAAGTTCTAGATTATTACGGATTCTAAAGTTCTCATCATTAATAACTGTAATAGACCAGTCTGGAAAAGTTCTGGTGCCTGCTACTTTAATTTCACGACCGAAGTATGGAACAACGATTGATGAAATGTTGTCGCCTGGTAAAGATGTTGCTCTTGCTTTGAAGCGGACTTCTTGATCAAGAACGGCACCAATTCCAACCAACGGAGGTAGAGTCATAACCACCTCGAATAAACTTGGGCGTGCGCCGTCGTTAAACAGTGATGCTCTAAAATCGTTAACATTAAATGCCATTTGTTATTTCTCCTTGTCTCTATTTATTAGAATTGGCCAACAATTTCGGAGAAGGCAACACCGGTGCGAACCGCCACAAAGTTAAGATGAATAAAGTTAATCGCTCTAGCTGGCTTAATGTAAATGTCTCCGACAAATTCATTACGGTCGATGATTTCCGGTGTATTGTTTGAGTCATCACAGACGACACGGAAATCGAAAATACCTCTTCTACCTTTAACATCTCGTAGATAAGGTTCAACAAGAGCAACGAACTGTGATCTTGTAAACTCATCGTTAAATTCAAAGAGTGAGTATTTTGCTGCTCTTGAAATAGCCTTTTCAAGGACAATAAACAATCTACGAACATTGATACGATCAAATGCTGAAGGCTTAGCTGTCATTGTTTTATCACCATAAAGAACTGTACCTTCACCCTTGAACTGAACAATTGGGTTGATACTATTCTTATAAAGTTCATCTCTAGCAGCCTTTGATGGGTTCCAAGAAAGTTTTGTAACATTCTTGATCAATCCACGATTTAGACCGGCAGGTGACCACCAAGGATCACGGTCAAGGTCTGTTCTAGCACAAAGACCGGCAATATCACCATTGAGAGGAACCCAACGATAGACATTGTTGAATTTGTCGAACTGCTTCTTCCAAGCAGAATCCAATACAGCATAAGAAGATGAATTAAAATCATTACGATAAGAAATGATATCAGCATATTCCTGACCATCATTGTTGACCACATCCCCCATAAGTGGAGAAATGAATACAACAAGGTCTTTTCTTACTTCCGCAATATTATCGATGATGTATTCTGAAACGCTCTGAGGAGCATCGCCAGTCATTAGCAATGAAACATCAATTTCATCGGCATTTTTGAATAGATCATAAGATGATGTTAGATTAGCTGTTGTTGGTGTACCAACAGAACCATTTGCTAGGTTTGCTGTATAATATTCAGTATTTTCAAGGAATATTCTTCCTTGTGCTGGAAGACCCCAAGTTGTTGTCTCAGCAACCTGAGTTGTGGTATTCTGAGCATGATTTAGAATGTAAATGAACTCTGACTTATCATTAATAACATTTACATAATAGTTTGAAGAACCGTCATCATTCTTAGCATCTGATGCCTTAGAAACATATGGGAACTTTTCAAGAACTGTACCTGCTGTTCCTGTAATAGTACCTTTATCATCTACAACAATAATATGCATTTCGTCTTTAGAACCGCCTTTATCAGCAGTCCAATTAGATGTTCCTGGAATACCATTAAAATCTCTGCCATATTGCCAGGCGGTATATCCTGTAGTGTTTACTGTATTGGCCCAAAGTGAAACTTTGATGCTGTTACCTAAATCACCAGCATAACGGGCAGCAAACATACCTGATGTATTAGCAGCAGATAAATCTAAATATTCATCTTCATACTGATCTCTTGACTTGATAAGAAGTCCGGCATTACCGTTTGTAGCATTTTTAGCAACTGCGGTATTTGCGGAACGAACTAATCTCAAATTACTACCATAAGCAAGAAAGTTTGCGGCGGTGAAAAATGCACGATAAGTATTTGCACTAGGCTTACCAAAATAACGAGTGAGTTCTAGTTCAGTTGAAATCAATCGGATTTCATTGATAGGACCCCAATCAAAGTCGCCGGCAAAACCTCCCTCTGTAGTAGCTACTGATGGAACAATGGTCGTTAAGTCAATTTCTGACCATGTCACACCTGGTGAAAGTTGATATGCCATCTTTTACTCCTTTTATAGGTTGGAATTGTATAACTTATTCCAATACCTTTATTTATTGTTTTGATGATTTTAAGAACTTATAGTCTAACATTCCCGTCATAATTGAAATCATCAAAAGGATAATTCTTCTCACTGCCAGACCATATATCACCATTTACATCTTTTTCCACCACATCATTCAATCCGTCATCTATAAATCCAAAAGGAACAATGTTTGTATCCATAACATCCATTTGTTCTTTTTGTAAAGCTGATTTAATATCTTCACTGATATTCTCTTTGAAATATTTCTGTGAAGTTAACCACCCAAAGTGAACCAGCGTCATAGCAAGGTCATCATTACTTCCTTCTTCCGCAGCAAATGATCTTTTATTTGATGAAAAAGAAGATAATTCCATAATAGTATCAGCATCGTTAATAATTAACTTATCTGATTCAACCAGTGTTTTTAAATTAGCACAACCAATAATCTTAGATTGTGGTGTTGTTCTTAAACCGAGGGCAACTTTATTTTTACCACCAGCACCAAATCCTTCTGATGGTTGATTACCTTGTTTACCTTTTGTTTGAAACTTTAATAGGTTTTCGTATGCCAATTCAAAATGTAGAATATCTGCTACTTGTAGACCTATTGAATTGATTTCAACTAAAACAAAGGCATCGTTATATTTCTTGGCGGCCGCATATACTACCGCTGGTAACATAATAGGAGTTATTTCGTTATTACGGTATTTAGCAACCTGCCTATATGGGAGTTTTGTAACATCAAATACCGAGAATGTTGAATAGTCTAAACCTTGACCTTCTGCCACATCTACACATATAACATAAGTGTGTTTATCTTCCGATTGCTCATATATGTCCATATGATTATAACTTTCAATAGGACTTTTCATGGCCATCATACGGAGTTTAGCACCACTAATAAGTGTATTGGTAGAACCTAAGAACTCACAACCAAACTCTTGGTCAAACTGTCTTTGACTGGTGTTACGAATGGTTTGTTCCGCCCATGCGGCATCTCTACCTGGCACCAGAGACCAATGGATTTCAATACTCTTATAGTCTGATCTACTTTCTATGGCATCCATCCACATACGGTAGAATAGATTCATACCGTTTGGTGTAGAAACAATGATAACCTTGGAACTTTTACCAGAAGAAATAGTAGGATAGGTTGAACTAAAGAACTCTTCAGCAATATTATTAGGAACGAACGCAAACTCATCTAAAAAGATAATGTTAAACGAGAAACCACGGACAGAACTGCCTGAGGTGGAATCTGCCAAAACTCTAGAACCATTGGCGAGATGAATAGAACCTTTGTTCCATTCTTTGATACCTTGTTTAAGAAACATAGGTAGATACTCAAAGGCCAGTTTAAGTTTCTGTAACAACTCTCTTGCGGTTGGCGCACGGTTTGCCAAGATGGCAATCATAATATTCTCATTAAACAAAACTTGGTGTAACAAATATGCTACACTTGTGGTTGACTTTCCAACCTGCCGAGGTAATTTACAGATGGCGAAGCGGTTATCATGGAAAGTATTCAACATATCTTTCTGAAAGTTCCACATCTCAAATGGCATAAGACCACGATCAACATTGACGATCTTGATATATTTTGTAGCAAAGTAAACAGGATCCGCTTCACATTTCATATACTCATTAAGTTCATGTTGAGTAAATGAATGGCGGTATTGTTCTGATGGTAAATTGGGATTATTCTGGTAACTAAACGGAAGACGAGCCATCTTCTTCTTTCTTTTTCTTTATAGCAGATAGAAGTTCGGCAGCCGAACCGACAAAAACGGCTTGTTCAACATTAATGGATTCGGTATTCTTCACTCTTGGGTCGGCAGATGGATCTGGACCTTTAAGATCCTTCGTCATTTTCTGGAGGTTATATAGGTCTTTTGTTGTATCTCCTACCGTTTTAATCAGTGTGGATACAACCTCAAAACCTCTAGCGGACTCATTTTGTCTAGCAATTGTGGAGATTTCATCAATAGCATCGGTACCTTTTTCAATAAGGTTACGGAGAACTTTACGGGCCAATAGATAATCTTCTTCTTGGTCGGTTAGTCCTGTATTGATGGGTTCATAAGTTACGATTTCTTGTTTAGGTTCCTCTTTAGGAACCACATGATCTATGTCCAATGCTTTGGACAGATTATTTTCAATACCCATAATTTCACCTTTACACCAATCTAATTCTTACCATTCCAGATGCATCGTAATATAATTCTTTCAAAGCGACACTACCATTTGCGGAAGCATCAGTATCATCAGTATATGGACCTTTTAAGGTTTTTACAATAATAGTATTATTAACAGTTAGTGTACCATCTAATGTGCCTGTTGTATTTTGTAATGCTGTATTGGCTTTACCAAATGCTGCATTGGAAACACCAAATACAGATCCAAACTGTGTTAGTGTGGAATATGTTGCTGATGTATAAGCATTAACGGCATTGGCCATGGCACCTGAATAAGTATTGGCATTTACAACAACTGTATTAGCCCAGGTATTAGAAGCAGCACTTACAACATTAGAATAAGCATTACCAGCAGCACCAACTGTATTGGCCCAGGTATTACCAGCTGCACCAACTGTATTTGCCCAGGTATTGGCATTTACACCAACAGAGTTGGCATATGTGTAGACAACAGCAGCATTGGCTTTATCAAAAGCAGCATTAGCAACCGTAAATACATCTGTAAGATTTGTATTCTCACTGATAATAGTATTGGCATAATCAAAAGCCGCTTTTGCTAATACATTTGCTGAATTAGCCTTATTAAATGATAAATTGGCAACATTAAATGATGAGTTAGCGACATTAAATAAATCTGTTAAATTTGTATTTTCACCTATGATTGTATTAGCATAGTTATAAGCGGCATTTGCCTGATCATATGCGGCGCCTCCAAGAATAACGGCACCATTTGCTCTACCAAAGGCAGCATTAGCAATAAAATAACCATCATTTGCTGTACCAAAAGCAAGATTAGCAACCGAAAATCCTGCATTAGCAGTAACACTACCAGAATTACTAAAAAATAGTTCTTGTAATTGTGCTATGTCTATTTGATCGTTTGCTAATGTACCGTAAACTTCTGAGAAGTTATTGTTTGTCTTTGAAAAAGATACACGGAGTGTATCGCCTGTTCCATCATTAGGAATTGTACCGATAAAAATTGTTTCTTGTGCCATAGTCTTTTAGATTCCTGCTGGTTTCTTACTATTTATGTTTCTGTGTCTGGCCATTCCGTGATATCAATATTATATCCATAATCATCACCTGGTTCGGCAGTAATAGGGTCTGGTTGTATTTTAATTTCTACCAATTTTAAAGGATTTACAACAAATGATGATAAGGTACAAACAGCATTAGTTGAAACAGCATGAATACTAGTATTAACCTTAAACTGTCCTTGTGTAGCACCTATAGTCATTATATTGGTATTAGAACTATAATCCATCATAATACCATATGCTCTAGCTGTATTATAATTTTCTCCTTGATATACCATATCATCGGATTTGAAAATACCGCTAGTATTGGCAGTGTTAATTCTTGTGATATATCCTGATTTCAGTGAAGGATCATTATAGATATTCGCATAAACGGTACGAATGATTTTTGGATAAGAGATCGGACCATAAAAATGCATCTTCATGGTAAAGTTAAGAGTCCAATAAACATATCTCACCGAATCAAAGTTACCCTCATATTCAATGTTATTTGTTACATTGTTTAGTATGATTGGAATATCTTTAACAAATCCAAGATCAGGCACCATATTAGCGGCAACTGTGAAATCTGGATTAAAGAAAGGCATAATTTGTTCTACAATATGAGTACCGTCATCAATGTTACGAGCATAAACATTGAGAGCAAAGTTTAAATCATATGGAACACCCATATATGCTGCTGTAGCCGAAGCACCTGTTGTAGGCTTAGCAGATTTTAATAATGAGTTTTGTTTTCTTGAAGCATCATAGGAAATACCTGTGATTTCAAAAGACATTCTAGGTAGAATAGTCTGAACCTGACGCATTAGGTCCGGATCAGAAAAGATACGAGTAACCATCTTTTCTTTAGGAGCATAAATGATAGGAACAAGAAAACGGTTAAACTCTTTACCAGTTATATTGCTTTTACGAATAATGGAAATATCATCAAACATTCTACCGAATAGAATGACTGCCTTACGAGTTAATTGATGATAAAAGTGTTTATTACCTAGAATTTGAGTCTCTCCTCTTTTGCCATGCTAATTTAGCAGACTCTCTCATTTTTTGTTTATGTTCTTCTGATTTAGGTTTTCTATAATTTTCTGTATTGAGTTTAGGTTTTCTTCTCTTTTGTTTATTTTCCTCACTCATAGGTATACCTTTATTTGGAGATATTTTACCTAAATTTGCCTTACTAATTTTTAGTTTGGTTTCTTCGGAATGTGGTTTTCTGATGCGTTTCTTTTGCGATTCTCTTTGCTTTCTTTTCCAATCTTCTGATCTTGGTAAGGATCTCAGAGCCATTTCTCTCCCTAAAAGAGACATTTCCTGTGCATCAAGTTCTAATCTCGGAGACATTAACCAACATGCACCAAGGTCTCCTTGTTCTTTATGTATTTTATAATGTTCCTCGATACTAACAGCCATCAAATTAGTTATATCATTATTATCATGATTTCCGTCAATATGATGAATTTCAAATGAACGACCTTTATTGTCCTTAGGAATAGAACCATGATATCGTTCGTATATTTTTCTGTAACATCTATTTCGCATTAAGGTTTTCCAAACGGATTAATTTCACTCAAATCTAAAATGAGTGTCGTATCTGTATTAAAGTCATCATTATTAAAGAAGTCATTCGGAACAAGGTCTAGTTTTTCATCACCAACTGAAATTGTATTAAATCTAGCCATTGATGTATTACCATATAAATTAGTGTTAGCAGCAAATGTTCCTGCAATGTCGTGAATAAGCATAGTGCCATTGGCAGCATACCATTCACTAATAGTGGCTTTTGCTGTATTATTGGCCCATGTTCCATCAGGACTTTGGAATACAATTTCGTTATCAATAAATGATCTTACACCTGTAGTTGCCAGATTGAGTTTCATTGTATAGGCGTTATCTTCACCGATCTGATCAATATCCTCAACACCAGTATCCATGATTTCTTCTGAGAAGCGGAAGTCCTCACAACGCATTTCATAGACGAATGGTTGTCTATTACCTACGGAATAAAACATCAACTTCTTTTCAATAAACTTAATCTCAAACATACGATGCATAAGAGGAACCCAAACAAGGTCTCCTTCTTGAGGTCGTTCTCTTAATGTAGATGGAATAATCTTAGAAAATGATCTGCGTGAAAGAATAAAGTTAGAACTATCTCTAATTTCTAAACCAAACTTAGAAAAGAAATCTCCGTCACCTTCAAAACCTTCAACATTAGCAATATAGGCCTCAACCATATAGGCGCGATTGAATATAACTTTGGTGGCCTCTCCGAAAATCATATCCATATTATCAAATGATTCTCTAGGAATATACCATACATTATGGCCCATGATTTGAATGGATTCTACAATAACATCTTCCATCAACCGATGTTCGTTATTGAACCTATTTTCACCTGGAAAGTTGTTAAAGTATCCGTTGACGGGCATATACTATCCTACCAAAAATACTGGTGGTTGTTCGTAAGTATTTCTAATTTCTTGCTCTGATTCCATAATCTCTTTTGTCGCCTCATCAAAGATTTGCTGACCGTCTAGTGTAATACCACCAGGTAACTGCATACCCTTGAACTTTTTCATGTTCTGGCCCCACTGTTTTTTAACATAAGAAGTGGCTAACTTTTTCAACATACGATCATTCCAAACTTTAGTATATGCTACAGGATCGGTTATAATCATTCCTTCAACCACAATCCATTCACCAACTTCAACATCCGTTGCCCAAGAATGATCAATATAAAGACGATTGTTAATTTTATTAAAACGAACAGGTGTCTGGCCTGTAAAAATAAGATCCAAGGTGGCCAAATGCTGCATAGTTAAAGCATAGTTTGTATAAGATGTTGATGAAAGATCCCAAAGATCGTTTAGACGGAGTTGATAACGAAGGTCAAACATATTCATAGCCATGTTATTTCCGCCAATAGGAAATATTTTAACAGCGCCAATAACACTTTCGCTCATTTGTATCCAACCATTGGCCTTATTATCAGAGGTTACTTGGTGTTTTAGATAAGTGCGTTCTGTTCCGTCAAAATGAAACTCGTTCCAATACTCAAATGCTAGTTCTACAGCATCATCAACCTGGACATCATCAACATTGATCTGAACAACAGGATATCCTAACTGTCTTAAACAGAAATCCTTTAATTCTTCTTTATTTGCTGGTTTAGTCTGAGACATATCTTGACCTTCTACATGCTTTGCTATATATTTATATAACTTGGTAATGGAGTTTCGGAATGAAAATCGGTCTTATTGGTGATCATATAACTGACATCTATATTTATGGAAAAATGAATCGGTTCTCTCCAGAGTCTCCTCTTCCTATCTTTGATATTACCCGAGAAGAATGTAAGGCCGGTGGTGCCTCTAATGTTAATAACAACCTAATGGCCTTAGGTGCTTATGTTGATTATTTCTTTGATAATAAAGAATATAGTATCAAGAAAAGATATGTGTGTGATAACCATATTATGTTCCGTGTGGATGAAGATAAGACTAGCACCGCTGATATTTCTCAAATAGAATTTCCTGAAGAAACCAAATATGTCATTCTCTCCGATTATAATAAAGGTGTTCTCTCTAAAAGTCAGCAGTTAGTTCATTCTCTGAAAGAACAAGGTAAGATTGTTATAGTTGATCCAAAGAAAAGTTTGGTTAACTATGAAGGTGCTGATATTATAAAACTTAATGAATCCGAATATCATAGGTTTTCTATGATTGAAGGTGGGTATCAAGAAACAAGGAAGTTTTATAATATAGGAACACTTGTTATAACAAAAGGTGGTGAAGGTGTTACTATTGTATCGGAAGATGGTATACAGAACATTCCAGGTCATTCTACGCAGGTCTCCGATGTAACTGGTGCTGGTGATGTGTTTATTGCTGCTATGACTTATTATCTCGCCAAAGGTAAATCAATCTATAATGCTTGTGAGTTGGCTAATAAGTTGGCATCTTTATCCGTTTGTAAGTTTGGAACATATACATTAACACAAGAAGATATTCGTTCTGTAGAAAAGAAAGTAATTTTTACTAACGGATGTTTTGACTTTATTCACCGAGGCCATGTTACATATCTTGAAAAGTCAAAAGAACTTGGTGATTACCTTATTATTGGACTAAACTCTGATGATTCCGTTAAAAGACTTAAAGGTGAAAACAAACCTTATAATAATCAAGATGACCGTAAAAGAGTTTTAGAGAGTCTCAAATGTGTAGATGAGGTTATTATTTTTGATGAAGATACACCTTATGACTTGATTAAACGAATACAACCTGATATAATTACAAAAGGTGGTGATTACAAAACCAAGGAAGAAGTAGTTGGTAATGATATCGCAAATGTTGAACTAATTCCATTTTTAGAAGGTTATTCAACGACCAAAATGGTGGAGAAGATTAATGATTGTTGAAAAGAAATGGGGTAGAGAGGTCATCTTTGCCAATAATGAAATGTATTGTGGTAAACTCCTTATACACGACAAGGCCGGTTCAAAAGGGTCAATGCATTTCCATATGAAGAAACATGAAACATTTTATGTTCAAAAAGGTATGTTTAAGATTCGTTGGATAGAAACAAACGATGCCTCCATACATGATGTTATTTTGAGAGAAGGTGATACTTGGGTAAATGAACCTGGTAAACCACATCAGATTGAGGCTCTAGAGGACAATTCGGTTCTTATAGAAGCATCAACCACACATTATGATAATGATAGTTATAGAGTTATGCCAGGAGACGGACAATGATTTTAGTTACAGGACATAAAGGATTCATAGGTCAAAACATTGCCAATAGATTTGATAATCTATACCTATCTGAAAAAGATACCTGTTTGAAAGACCTTCTTACAATACCTTGGGATGAGATAGATGAGATTTGGCATATTGGTGCTATCTCTGATACCACTTGTACCGACCTTGATAGTATTCATACATATAATATTCAATACTCTATAGAACTATTTAAAATAGCAATTGAGTTTGGTATTCCTGTTAAGTATGCCTCGTCCGCGTCCGTGTATGGAACATCACCAAACTATAATAGATGTATCAACCCATTAAATTATTATGCTATGTCTAAGGCCACTATTGATAAATGGGTTGAAGATAACATAGACAAGTTTGTAAGAATACAGGGGTATAGATTCTTTAATGTTTTTGGTAAACATGAAGATCATAAAGGTAATCAGGCCAGTCCGGTTCACATGTTTACTAAACAGTCAAAAGAAAACGGTGTAATTAAACTGTTTGAAAACTCTAAAGCATACATGAGAGACTTTATATGGGTTGAAGATATTATTGACTGTATGTTAATGAATAAACCATCAGGTATCTATGATGTTGGTACAGGTGTGGCAAGGTCTTTTGAAAGAGTTGCTGAAATTATAGCAGATAAATATAATGCTACTATAGAATACATTCCCTTTCCAAAACATCTAGAAGGAAAGTATCAGTATTATACCTGTGCTAGAAATCATTTCATACAACACAAGTTTAAATCAATAGAAGAATATGTATTAGGAGATTTATAATGGGACGATTTACAAGTGTACCTGTGAGTGAATTACCACCTCAGCAACAAATGCAGCAACCTGGAATGCCAGTTCAACCACAGGGTCAGTTTAATCCTAGTGAGTGGCCTCAGTTCTTTCCAAAGCCGGTTATTGGATTAGATAGAGACGGTACTATCATTCAAGATATGGGTAACTATATCACAGATTCTAGTCAAGTTCATCCTATTCCAGGTTCATTAGAAGCAATTCGTATGATGCGCCTCAAAGGATATAAGATTGTTATTCTAACCAATCAAGGAGGCATTCATAAAGGCCTACAGACAATCCAACAGGTAGATGCGATTCATCAATATCTGATGCAAATCTTTGGACAGGCAGGTATCTTTAGTATTGACGGTTTATACTATTCTACAACAAATCTTAAAGATGATGAATATGCCAAGCCTAATATTGGTATGTTTAGACGGGCAGAAAAAGAACTACCAGGAGGTATTAAGTTTTCTGAAGGTTGGTATGTAGGTGATAAAATGAGTGATCTAAAGGCAGCATCTAATATTGGTGCTAAACCTATTCTTGTTAAGACAGGCCATGGTGATGAAACGGAAGAAAAGTTAAACACCTTTGCCAATAAGGACCTTAAAAAGGCGACAAAGGTGTTTAACAATCTTTTAGAGTTTGCTGAGTCTTTAGACTGATTTCTCGACCAATAGTCCCAATTCTGGGAGATATAAGTAATTCATTTTAGAACGGTAGAGGGTGTCTAAAGCATCTTCTACCGTTTCTACCAGTGGGTCACCAGCAAGGTTAAAAGATGTGTTGAATAGAATTGGTACACCGGTAATACCCTTGAATGACTTGATTAGATTATAATAATGTTTATTCTGATCTTCCGTGACTGTCTGAATACGGCAAGTATCATCAACATGACAGATTGATGGAATCTGATCAATCTTATCCGCAGCAACATTCACAGCATACATCATAAACGGACTTTCGTCCATTCCCGCCATATCAAACCAATCATTTGCATCTTCCTGTAGAACGGTACCAGCAAATGGTCTAAACCATTCTCTACCTTTTACAGTATTAACAAAATCTTTACCATCAGGATCAGTTGGATCATATAGAATGGATCTGTTACCTAATGCTCTTGGGCCCGCTTCGGATTGTCCCTGGTACATTGCAACAATATTCTTTTCTGATATTAGTTTGGCAATATCATCATAAGTAACTTTTTTTGTTTTAATTTTTTCCGAATGACTTTCTAGAGTTTTTTCAATATCTTTAGGATCATATTTTGGTCCAAGATATAATGTTTTAATTGGATGTATTTTTGCCTCTTCACCTTTTTCTCGTAATTTATTATACCATCCAAACTTGGCTAGTCCAATTGCTGTTCCTCCATCATGTGAAACAGGTTCGTTGTAGATATTAATATCTGGTAAAACTTTCTTGAAATAGTAATTGGCCACACAATTTAATCCATATCCACCAACGACACAAACATTTTTTATTCCTGTCGCCTCTACAGAAAATTCAATATACCTAGCAATAATCTTTTGTGTTTCATTCTGAATTTTCCAAGCTAAATTCTTTTCAATATCGGATAGTTTGGTTGGATCTTTATGCCATTCTAAAGGATTATAATCTCTCCTAAAGATTTCATTTCTCTTTTCATCAATGATAGCACCAGCAGGCAAGAATGTTAAAAACACATCTCTGCTTCCTCTATTACCTTTATATAACTCCGGTAGTCTAGGATCTTCTTTACCATAGGAAGATAATCCCATAGTTTTTCCTGCTTCTATAAATCCAAATCCTAGATACTGAGTTGCCGCTTCATATGTTTTGGTTACTGTGATAGCATCATCAAAATCTAAAATATTATGATGTGGAAATTTGAAAGACCAAACATCATTCTTAACTCTTGGTACTCCATAAGACTTATACAGTAACTTTGCTGATAAAGGATATTCCATTACCCAAACTGATTCGGCCTCATAACCTTCAGCAAAGTTATCTGGTTCTATTTGCTCCACTTTAAAGGATCCTGCACCATCTGCTACAACAACAATTGCCTTATCAAATCCTGAATTATAAAAGGCGGTCAGTGAATGAGATAGATGGTGTTCGTCTCTCAGGTCTGTGAACTTTACATTCTTATTAAATTTTCTAACAAGAGCGTAATTAGGTTCTTCTCTTGTCCATGATAGTTCAGGTTTAGCACAATTTGTACCACCGACGACAACTTCATCAACATGCCACTTAGATAGAATATCTAAAATCGTTCTAAATGGATTACCGTCATATTTTTGTCTTGTTAATCTTTCTTCTTCAAGGTAATAAACAAGTTCTCCATCAACAGTAAGTGCAGCAGAACCATTGTGTCCTGGATTAATACCTAAAACATTATATGTCATATTATTTGCCCACCTTATTTTCAATATCTTTAACAATTTTCATAAAGATTTCATGGACCTCTTCTTCTGAATAATCCATGCATTTATCGTTATAACGGTCTGCCAGATGTGCATCAAGGCCGCAAACACGAATAGGCGAATACTTCTTAGCAACACCTTCCTTCTCAATGATATTAAACCAATCTGGATAACTTACATTAATAGGATATGTTGAACCAATGAAAACTGTACCTGGTTTATCAAAGACCCGAGCCATATGCTGACCAACAGAATCACAACCAACAAAATAATCGGCCGCCTCAATGATGGCAGACCAGAACCTTAGATCAGCCTCTAGTTTAAATGTGTAAGTATCTTGTGGTTGATGAAACTGCTTTTCCGCAAATAAAATGAGATTATACTTAGTGGAGAGTTTCTTAACCAAGGAGAGATATGCTGTGGAGTCTAAACCACGGGAACTATCATCAATGATATCATTGCGATCAACTCTTGCAGAACGACCATATGGCTGGATAACAATAGTCTTGTCTTTCTTTTGCTGTGCCTTAACATCAGCAATAAGATTGGCGGCATTCTTTTCTTCTGCCTTGTTTGTGTAAAGTCTTGGAATGGTTAGATCAGAATGATCGTCTGTGTTATTAATCTCTTTATCAAATGCTTCTGCAAGAGATAGTTTCTGGTTGTAATAACCAGGAACACGATAAGGTTCTGGAGTAACAATAACATCAGCATCCTTCAAAAATAGTTCCCAAATACCCTTGGTATCGGGATTGAAGGTGATGTCCTGTAGTAAAGTATTACCCCAAAGAAGATTGTCCCAACCATAAATTAGGATCTTTACATCTTCTTTAGGATTGTTTCTTACATATTTTTCTAAGGCAGGGATGGCGGCGATGACTCTGCCAGCGCCACCATCAATTGAAAAGACTTTACGCATGTTATCTCCATTGTTTAAAAATCAACTCAAAAGAGTTATTCTATACTATTATATAGTTGGCTTCTCTGGCCATATAATTTCAAAAGGATTTACGAAATTTTCAGGAAGGTCTCTCAACTTTTTTCTATAATTTAACCATTGTGTTTTCCATTGTTCAGATTTTTCATTCCACACATCGGGTAACATGATAAAACTTTCCGCATCTGATTCTGACAATAGTTTATTTCTTACTATTCTTATTTTCGACCAATTATCTTTAAACACTAATTCCAATTGTTCTGTTGTGAAATCGCCTGTTTCTAAAGGACAAATAGCAAATGTTTTATCATCATTCAAAAAATAATTATTTGGTGTATTTGTATACCATTTAGTATATTTTTTTTCTGATTCTTCTAAATTTTCATTATATACTCTATAATATTTATTATTTTCATGTTGGTAGAAATCTTCAGAATTACCATCAAACAAAACTTTCATCTGGATATCGGTAAATACACTTCCAGTATAATTATTTTGGTTGTCAAATACTGCAAATAAATCTGTTTTTATTAAAAAAGTCATGGTTCAATCCTTAACAAGAAAATAGTTTAGTGTTAGAAAGTTCATGAGGTCCTCCTAAAACATCTATTATAGAACCATCTGGTGCTTTGTTTCTATACAATAAAGTAGATATCGTTGTTTCAACACCATAAGCACAATATCCAGAATTTGAACAAGCATAGCAACATCCTGTTCCGAAAACCCAGGTACAAGTATTTGTGCAATAACGAGATCCTGTCTGACTAAGAGAATCGCTACCATTAGCCTTAAGAGCAGAATACATACAGTTATTTTGTAAATCGATGTATAAGAATGGTTCGGCAGTGCAACTGCCAAGAAAATTAGGCGTGCGACTAAAACATCCACAAGTGCAACCTCCGGGTGTCCAAACTGGCCCATATGAACAATTGCACATTAATCCACTACAACTATACGAACTGATATAAGTTCCATTTGCAAGTCTTGTTTTTATACAAGCAGTAGAAGTATCGGCAAAACATTGCACTTGCAAAGTAATGTGACCTATATGACAAAAACGACAATCTGTTATGAAAACACCTCGATTACATACCACATTCAACACACTATGATTTACTACTTCGCTGAATGATGTATTGGTGCAACAATTATTCAAACTGTCATAAGAAACTCTAACACACAAATGACAACAGCTAGTGTCAACACAACAACAGCAAGAGTGTAGAAGATAGTCTCCTTCTTGAGTCAACAATCCAGGATCAGAAATAGTTGAAGCACAGAACAAACAACAATCAGAACTACATACATAACAAGGTGCAGTTCCTTTCCAAAATTTTCTGACATATAATCCACAAGTTCCGTAACAATTACAACAATTCTTATATATTAATTTTGCTGGAGAACAGCAAACGTCCATATTATGAAAAGGAATGGCACTGGATTGACAGTATAAGTTTATACCTCGGGCGCCGCCGGTATCTCCACATGCACAAATGTATTGTAAAGGTACTAAAGTTCCATTATTAACAGCGTCGGATAAAGAATAGACTACTATACAGCTAGATCCACAACTTTGAGATGGAAACCAGCATACCCTTCTTGCTGTCACAAAAAAATCATTCTCGGGAGATACTGAAATAATTACACCTGGACTTAAATTAGCACCATAAGTGCTATCATAATAACCTAAAGCAAAACACCTAAAACAATCCAAATCTCCTGTCGCAGGATTTACTCTCCAAAATCTCATATAAGTATATGCTCCGCCCTGTCCAGCATCATATACCTGGCCAATGCCAATTCCATATAAATTATTATTATAACAGAAACCTGATAGTTGACCTTTTGATTTCTGGGCATCGCATATAGCAAAATTACTGAGAGCATAAGGACTATTTGATCCGCATAAACACATAGCTCGCTCTATCTCAAAATTACAAAAAATAACAGATGGTGAGGATGAAACACATCTTATACAACCGAGTCTAGTGGTAATAGTATTAATATCACAACATTGCCAACTATTATAAATATTATCTCCTTGTAATCTAGGTTGGGAATAATAATTTCCTATCCAACAATTGTTTCCAACATCTTCGAAAGTTGTGGTAACTTTACACTGATCTGCCGATGAACATGCGTATGCAAAACAGGATGGCATTGTTAATTTAGATGATAGAGAATTACCCAAAGTCTCTATGATGAGTTTATTACAATAATTTATATTACAAACACAAGAAACGTTTACTGGGCCTAATGATCTTATTTGATAATAGTTTCCGCAACAAAGATCGATTGTAATATTATTACATGATGAATTAGTTAAACAGCATTTACAGCTATAGGATGATACTTTTGTTACTGGAACACCGCACAATCCACTTCCGCATCCATAATAAGTATTGGAACAAATTGTTCCTGTAGTAACCATACAAATATTAGACACATTTGCAGCATCATCAATAATTGTTGTACCTTGAATCTTGATTGCCATCTTCGCTCCTTCTTAGAACTCGGCTGTTGATTATTTCCTACTATTTAGTACCTTTTTTATTTCGGAAATTTGTTTTTGTTGTTTTTTAATCACATCTATAAGAATAGCAATCATAGGATCATAAGAGACTGATTTAATGCCTTGATCATTAGTTGAAACTAATTCTGGAATATGTCTTTCCAAATCTTGCGCGACAACACCATATGATCTAGCATTGGTTTCCTTCCATGTAAATGTAACTGGATCTATCTTATCAAGCAAACCTTCGCCATCAAAATCTTCAATGTTATCTTTGAATTGTCTATCCGATAATGAATTGAAAGTGGTAGCAGATAATGTTCCTGTGCTAGGAACAAAATACAATTTGGTTGTGGATGTATTAGCAATTGCCAATTGACCACTTGAAGTAGTGGTGAATATTGGATAATAAGTCCCTGCTCCTGTGGTATCATTTGTTATGGTGGTGGTTGTTATACCGGTAAGTAAAGAACCATTACCAACAAAATAACTAGCAGAAACATTTTCTGTTAATGTAATTCTGGTTGCTGAAATATAAGTTGTAGAAACATTTTGAGTTATAGCAACATTATTAAAGTAAGTAGTATTAGCAGTCTTACTAAAGGTCATTCCATTAGAACCGTTGGAATAACCGCTATCATTAAAATTAATTTGTGTATTTAAACTAGCATCAAGAGGTCTAGCAATTAATGATGTGACCCAAGCACCGATAGTGGAGTCATAATAGTAATAAACACCATTAATAGAATATGGCTGACCATTTGTAGGTGATGCTGGAAAATTAATTTTTGCCATCTATACTCTTATCCGTTATCGGTATTTATGTTAACTGGGTCAGGTATGATTTTCCAATCTTCTTTATCAAAATCCCAAACATAAATTTTATCCGGATCATTTGGTTTAGGAATTGGAGGTTCCCATCTACATGTTTCTTCATTTAAAATCCATGTTAGAAAAGGTTTTGATGGTATAAAAGCATCTTTTTCTTTATCATAAACAAAATTTATACCAGCAAAGTTTTTTCTGAAAGAAGAATTATAACTTGTCTGAACCCACATTGTATCTTGTCCATAATGATCTTTACAAAATTTAATACCTTTTTCTTCACTTTCTTTATTATTCTCATCTAATAATTCATTATTATGAACCACTATAACTCTTAGGACGGTACCATTTTCACTAATTTCTGCAAAATGTGCCATAAGTTACTCCATTAGAATGTTATAGAACCAGAAGATATCCATCTGTAAACTTTACAGGAACCATTATCACAGCAAGTCGGAGAACCGGTTGTTGAGGTTGCATAAGGACACGCACTAGGATACGCAATAATAACTACACCAGAACCGCCTGTTCCTGCACCACTTGCACCTCCTCCACCTCCAGTAAATGCTGTTCCAACACCACCAGGTGCAGCGCCACCACCGCCAAGACCTCCTAATGAAGTATATGTTCCGCCGCCGCCGCCACCCACGCAACAAATAGTTGCGCCGCCCATAATAGACGAACAAATACCGGGTCCACCGCAACCAGAGGTAGAAGGATTGATTGCATTAGTGCCGATACCTCCAGCACCGCCGCCTCCGCCGCCATATCCTCCACCCCAGTTGTCACCAGACCCACCGCAAAATCCTTGACCTGCAATACCTGTACCGCCACATATACATGCAGCTGCCGCGCCGGCGCAATATCCTCCGCCGCCGCCAGAACCACCTGGAAGTCCAGTAGCAAAAGCAGGTTGACTAGGAACATATGTGCCTCCACCTCCTCCTCCGCAGGATATTAAGCAACCCAAACAAGAGTTTGTTCCAGAAATACCTCGTGGATTTCCTGTTGTTCCTCCTCCACCAACTTGAATTGGTATACAACAACCAAAAGTTGCGGTAAAATTACTGCCTGTTAAAACTCCTCCGGCGCCACCACCTCCAGCATAGGAACATGTCCCTCCAGACCCTCCTCCAGCAACTACAAGATAACTAATAGTTAACGCTGAGGCGGAACCTCCCGGCCAAGTACCGGCCCTAGTTGCTTGCATTTGTTCTTCAGGCTGCCAAATACCACTAGCACTACTAGTAGTAGTTGAAACTAAATTAGCATTTGCTGTTATAATTCGGCCTTTATAACCCTTGATCATTTTTACCTATTATAGTCTAGTTATGATAATTTGTCCATTATCGCTTCTTGTGGCTGTACCAACACCGCCAGCATCGTTACTCGGATTAGTTCCGTCGTTATACGAACCTCCGGCGCCGCCATATTGACTGCTACTACTACACCCAGCACCACCTGAATATCCGCCGCCGGCACCCGAAGCGCCTTGACAACAACCATCGGATGCGGATCCGCCGCCAAAACCGCCTATTGCATTACATGTTTGTCCGCCTGTGCCGCCGTTAACAAAACTTAAAGGTGCAATAGAACTGCCACAAGATGTATTTGTTCCATTACCTGTGAATCCGGCGCCGCCGGCCGCGCTTGAACCGGCAGCATTTCCGCCGCCACCAGCGGTACCGCCATAAGCAACTGAACCACTGGTACCACTTGTCGTCGTAACCGCATTAACAGATGTGCTACTCCAAGGAGATGTAGTATTTCCGCCGCCAGCAACAATCAAAGGAACATTGGCATTTGTGGCAACGAATGTGCCGCCACCACCACCGCCATAGCTGGCACCGCCCATTTGTCCTATGAGAATTTTAATAACAGAACCAGCAGTTAAAGCAAAGTCGCCTCTCATTCTGGCACCATAACCACCAAGATAGCTTGGTCCGCCAGATGCATTACCACCTCTAGCACCCCAAACCTCAAATCTATATGTACCTGTAGCAGGGACAGTCCAAGATATGATACCAGATGTAGCATTAAAATAAGATGTATTATTTTTCCAACTAACATCGCCGGTACTAGTCGTAGCAGCAACCAATTGTGCCAATGATGGTCCTGTTCTGCCTGAAATTCCAGATGCTATTGTAGGAGCAATAGTTGCATCGGTGAAGGCGTATAAAGCAGGTGCTGTAACACCAGGCCAGTTAATTCCAAATGCACCTTGCATTTGATCTTGAAGAGACCATACAGCACTAGCAATTGTTGAAGTGACATTTGCAACAATACTAGATATAATTCCACCTTTATATTTCATCAGCTAATAATCTCATAAGATGCTATAACAGATGAGGCATTACTAGTTGAAACTCTCAAACAATCACCTTCTTCTAGATAGAAAGAAGTATCTTTACCAGAAACAACCATTGTTGAATTAGCAGGAATAATAACATTACCTATATGTAAATAGATAAAACCAGCACGAAGAATGCCAACATTTGCTGTAAAGTTTGCTGTTGAATAGTTGGGAATAATAACCGAATTAACTTTCACAACAGTGTTTGTATTAGCAATGATAACATTCGCACTGGTGCTAGTGGTATTTGCTAATGCTGTTTTACCAAAAATTGATGTTACACTTACTACATTTGGGGCTGCCATATTATCCTCCGAAAACTATTGCCATGGCGATGGCTTTACCTGTTGAAGCAGCAGCATTGGCCTTAGCAAAGGCAGCTGCCGCATTAGTTATTGTTGCAAAATTAGCATTAGCATATGTATTAGCATTAACACCTACGGTATTTGCCCAGGTATTCGCTGCACCTGTTGAAACATTTACATAGGCGTTTGAAGATACACCAACTGTATTGGCCCAGGTGTTAGAGGCACCAACTGATGTATTTGTATAAGAGTATGTAGCAGCAGCATTAGCGGTAGTATATGCAGCATTAGCAGTATTAAAAGCAGCATTTGCCAAATCATTAAATGCGGATAGATTTTGTGCGGGGTTGGCATCAACCCATTGTGAAGTGCTATCTTCATCGGTGTAATAAACAAACAATCTACCATATTCATTATTCCACCAAAGTTGTCCTGCCAAAGGTGAGGCAGGTGCTGTATCCGTCATTGTCACTTTGGCAGCAGATATTGGTGTAGCATCTACCCACTGACTGGTATCACCATCATTATAATAAACAAGTAGTCTACCATAAGTGGTATTCCACCAAAGAGAACCGGCTGAAGGTGAAGAAGGTGCTGTATTGGAAATTGTGGCGCCGCCACTACCAAGTGTGTTGGCGAAATCAAACGCAGCTTTGGCATTAGCAGCAACACCATAAGCATATGTGTTTACGGTATTAGCAAAACTATATGCTGAATTGGTTACAGTCCAGTTTTGACCAAGTTGTGTTAATGTAGAATATGTTGCTGATGTATAAGCATTAACGGCATTTGCCATTGAACCAGCAAAGTTGTTTGCTGCCGATACAGATGTATTAGTATAGGCATTAGAAGCATCGGTAGATGTATTGGTATATGCTCTAGCAGTTACTAATAAACTGTCGGCGTATGTATTAGATGCCGCCCCAACTGTAACAGTATAAGCATTAACTGCATTTGCCATAGAACCGGCAAAGTTGTTCGCTGCCGATACAGATGTATTAGTATAGGCATTACCAGAATCACCAACTGTAACAGTATAAGCATTAGCAGATGTTCCAACGGAAGAAGCATATGTATTACCAGCAGTTCCTACTGAATTGGCCCAGGCGTATGCTGCGGCAGTAGATGTGTTGGTGTATGCTCTAGCAGTTATTAGTAATGAATTAGAATAAGCATTGGCGGCCGCCGCAACTGTGTTTGCCCAAGTGTTAGCGGCACCAGTAGATGTATTAGTATAATTATTAGCAACCTCGGTTGATGTATTGGTATGCTGTTTTGCAGTTATTAGTAATGAGTCGGAATAAGAATTAGCACCGATACCTGTATTATATGCCAGAACATTGGCAGCATTAGCCTTATTAAAGGCAGCATTGGCAGTAGTGAATCCACCATTAGAGGTATCATAACTTGACTTAATCCAAATTATAGCATTAGCACCACCTAGTGTTAAATTACTTGTTAGTAAATCTGCGACAAGAGTGGCATTAACCATATTGTTAGAATATGGTGTGATATCATTATTGATATCCGGATTACCGTCATATCCTTGGAATAGATAATATTGCTTGCTACTATGATCTCTGAAAAGACCGGTATGGACATGTGATGATGTAACATTAATATAACTACCAACAAATCCAATATCTAAGATATCGTCCGGATTGTTATTGGCCAAGTAAATCAAAGGATCATTTACAATTAAATTATTGGCAGAAACAGAAGTTGTATTACCACCAATAAACAGATTACCAGTAATAGAAAAATCACCAGTAATTGTCTGAGAAGCAGCGGTTAATTTAACAAATGTGCTATTAGAATAGTTATTAGCATTTGTACCAACCGTAGCAGCATATGTGTTTCCTGCTGTTCCTACTGTTGTAGCATAAGCATTAGCACCGACGCCAGTATTGAAAGCAAGGACGTTAGCACTATTGGCCTTATCAAATGCCGCATTCGCAACATCAAAAGGAGGTGCAAGATTAGGTGTTAGTGATGCCGCATATGTATTAGAGGCATTTGCCATAACACCGGCATAATTGTTTGCAGATGTTCCCACCAAATCAGCATAAGCATTTGCTGATGTTTTTAATGTATTTGCCTGACCGTATGCAGCATTTGCTACACCAAAAGCCGTATTAATAACGGCCCAATTCTGGCCTAATTGTGTTAATGTGGAATAGGTTGCTGAGGTGTAGGCATTGGCCGAGTTGGCCATAGCACCGGCATAGTTGTTTGCAGATGTACCGACTGTGTTGGTATATGCATTGGATGCTGCTCCTACGACTATGGAGTAAGCATTGGATGCGCTCGTAGATAGATTGACATAAGCATTACCAGACGCACCTACAGAAATTGTGTAGTTATTTCCTGCCGAACCTACGGTATTAGAATAAGCATTTCCTGCGGAAGCGAGACTGTTTGCCCAGGCATTTGATGCTGCGCCAACCGTGTTGGTATAAGCGTTTCCTGCTGCTCCTACGACTATAGAATAAGCATTAGCAGCACCACCAACCACATTGACATAAGCATTACTAGAAGCACCTACAGAAACGGAATAGGCATTAGCGCCTGTTGCTACATCATTGGCATGGGAATAGGCAGCATTGGCCTGAGTGTAGGCATCGTTCGCCTTATTAAATGCCGGTGATAAATCTGGTGTAAGGGAAGCAGCATATGCATTGGATGCATTGGCCATGGCACCGGCGTAATTATTTGCACTCGTTCCTACTGTAACAGCATAAGCATTAGCACCAACACCAGTATCGTAAGCAAGAACATTTGCTGAATTAGCCTTATCAAAGGCAGCATTGGCAACCGTAAATACTGAACCAAATTGTGTTAGTGTGGAATATGTGGCACTGGTATAAGAATTGACCGAATTGGCCATATACCCAGCATAATTATTAGCAGAAATTGTGGCAGAATCGGTATAAGCATTAGCACCGATACCAGTATTATAAGCAAGGACATTAGCAGAGTTGGCCTTATCAAATGCCGCATTCGCAACACCAAATACAGATCCAAATTGTGTTAGTGTGGAATATGTTGCTGATGTGTAGGTATTGACCGAGTTGGCCATAACTCCGGCGTAATTATTGGCATAGACACCTACTGTGTTTGCCCAGTTATTTGCTGGTGTTAGATCGCTTGAACCGGCTGCTATTGGTGTTCCATTGACACGATATGTTCCTGTGATGTTAACATCACCAGAAACATCCACGGTATAAGCAGGCGAATTATTACCTATACCAATTTTACCACCAAGAGGATTCAGTATTAGATTATATGTTGCTGTAGTAGGATTTGCGAATGATGATTGAATCCACTGTGCAAAACCTCTATCGGATCCATACTGACCAATAGAAAGATAGTTTCCTCCTGTACCACTTAATAATGTATGAGCATTAGTCGTTATATCTGTGCTATTTGGATTACCTTGAGCGACCGTATATCCTATTCTACTTTTACCTAAGACATCTAGTTTATACTGCGGAGAATCGGTACCGATACCAACATTTCCTGTTGGAAAGTATAGATCACCAGCAAAAGAGACACCGGATGTATTTGATAGTTTAGTGTTGGCCCAATTATTAGCAGAAGTTAGATTAGCAGAAATAGTTAGTCTATCATCAAGTGGTTCAGGAACAATGATGATATTATCACCTTGAGCAATGGTAAAAATATCACCTGGTACATCTGCTATAAGTAATGTGCCAGCAGCATTAATAGTA